TCCAATACAACGTTGAAAAGAAACAAGTTAGTGATATAATTAAAACTTACATTAAAAATAATTATAGTAAAGAAGATGCACGTTTTATACTATCTAATCCTGATTGGAAATTTTCAACTTATTCACATTATGGTTGTGTTGCATATTGGTTAAATACAAATCAAGATTTACATTGTAAAACAATGTCACAAGACACTCTTGATGGATATGTTACATCATTTAAAAACTATTTAACTGAATTGATTGAACCAGGTAAAATTCTTTTAAAAGAAAAAAAATTAAAAGAAAAAGAAAAAGGTAATATAATAGTATTATCACCACAACAAAGATTACAAAAGAAAATTGGTGATACTATTATACAAGATTTATTAGAATTAGAAGATCAATGGATCGAAGGTAAAGAAACATCATTAAATGTTTATGAACAATTTAAGTCATATGGGTTAAGTGGTTCAGCTACTTTACCTGTACAAACGATGGTTGAGGGCTGGTTACTTGATTATGAAGATGCATTTTATAAAAGATGTGATCAAGCTGTTGAAGGATATTCACATTTGAATAGATCAGAACTCAATCGTCGTATAAATGAATGTCACAGTATGTTAAATGATTTATCAAAGATAAAACTGGCCACAAAAGCTCTAAGAAAAGTTAAAATCAAAAAAGTAAAATCAGCTGACAAACAAGTTAAAAATCTTAAATATAAAAAAGAAGATAATGATTTTAAAATAGTTTCAATTAATCCTGTGCAAGTTATTGGAAGTGTAATGTTATATGCATTTAACACAAAATATAAAGTGTTGGTACAATACATAACTCAAGCTAGTACTGGGTTTGAAATATCTGGTTCAACTATAAAAAATTTTAGTAAAGAAGATAGTCGAGCTATCAAACTAAGAAAACCAGATCAAATATTACCTATTGTATTGAGTAAATCACAAACTCAAATAAACAAAGAATGGGATAAATTAACTACAAAGACATTTAAACCAAATGGCAGATTAAACAAAGAAACAATATTATTGAGGGTTAAATGATAGAACAAAATTTTCTTACAAAAAATAAATTTACTAAACTAATTGAAAGTACTGTAAACGAACTTAATATTCCATATATGGAAGCAATACTTCATGTATGTCAAAAAAATGATATAGAACCAGAAGATGTAAAGAAATTTATTTCACCAGTCATTAAAGGTAAAGTAGAAGCAGAAGCAATGCAGCTCAATTATTTACCTAAAATGAATACTTTAGATAGTGCTTTTTCTTGAAAAAAGTGTTTACAAAGTATAAAAAATGTAGTATAATAATACTATATATTATGTGTTCCGCTTATACAGGAACATTTATATTTCAGTTAATATTTCAGCAATACGGAGAAACATACAATGTCATTTTCTAATTTAAAAAGAAATAGAGATCAAATCTCAAAATTACTCAAAGCTGCGGAATCAAATAGCGGTTCGAGTGAAAAAAAATCCTACGTAGATGATAGAATATGGAAACCAACAGTAGATCAAGCTGGTAATGGTTATTCTGTTATTCGTTTTTTACCTGCAAGTGAGGGTGCAGAATTACCCTGGGTAAGATTTTGGGATCATGGATTCAAAGGTCCTACTGGTTTATGGTATATTGAAAATTCTTTAACATCTATCGGTCAAGCAGATCCAGTCGGTGAATTAAATTCAAGATTATGGAATTCTGGTAATGATGCTGATAAAGAAAAAGCAAGAAATCAAAAACGTAGATTACATTATGTGTCAAACATTTTTGTAAAATCCGATCCAGGTAATCCAACAAATGAAGGTAAAGTTTTTATCTTTAAGTTTGGTAAAAAAATCTTTGATAAAATTATGGACGTAATGCAACCACAATTTGCAGATGAAGATCCAATTAATCCATTTGATTTTTGGGAGGGTGCAGATTTTAAACTAAAAATCAGAAATGTAGAAGGTTATCGTAATTATGATAAATCAGAATTTGCAGGTCAATCTGCTTTATTTGAAGATGATACTAAACTTGAAGATGTCTACAACAAAATGTATGGTTTAAAAGAATTTGTTGATCCTACAAACTACAAAACCTATGATGAATTGAAAGAAAAACTTAATAGAGTTTTGGGTGAGGATACTGTTTCAATGGGCGCACCAACTATGAAACAAGAAATTCAAATGAATGAACCAGAAATGCCTGTGCAAAATGTTACACAAATATCTGAAACACCTTCTTCAAATGAAAAAGAAGATGAAGATGATACAATGTCATACTTTGCTAAACTTGCACAAGCACAATAATAGGGTTGTTACTTAATAAACACGCGAGGGGCCATGGTTAGCCCCTCAGAAACCTCTTAATCTATTTCTAAGATTTTCCATTTCTTCATCATAATCATCAAAACTAACTTTTTCACTTCTTATCATAGCATCAATTGCTTTCCAATCAGTTGGTTCAATTTCATGCGTATTTTCTTCTATAAACAATGTTGTTAATTGTGCAATAAGCCATATACAACCAACTGTACCAAATATGTATAAAAAAACTATGTAAAGAAACATTATTGTGGAAATGATATGTCGTCTAATATATCACTAGTTCTTACTGGACTATCACCAGAAAAAACATTAGTAGATCCACCCGATGTTGATGAATTATCACTAATATTGTTAATGACAACACCACCAGAAATTTGTCTTTGTATGTCAATTAAAACTTCTAATTGTTTTAAAGCTGTATCATCTGGTGGTATACTTATTAAAATACTTTTTAATTGATCTGCAACGTCAGTAGCTATTGAAGATGAGTCTACTGGATTAGGTGAAGGCGAAACATTTTCGTTTAATGCTTCTCTTAATGACGTTATATTTTTTACTGCAGCGTTATAATCAATATTAGGACTTGCTAAACCTTCAAATTCTACATCTTTTGAAAGAAAACCAAAAAGACCCTTATCAAGTTTTCCACCCATTATTGCTGATTCTATGACTGGTACAGATTCTGCTAAATCTACTGCAAATTCTTTCATTTTAAGTTTACTACCGTCAAAATTTAAAGCATTAAGTTTATCAATTGATAATGTTAATCTATCGATGGCGTCTGCACCTACAGTTAATCCTTCAGCTTCTTGCGATATCATTTTAATATTTTCAAACGGACTTTTATTACCAGCAAAGAAATTTACAATTGATGCTCCAGCATTTGATAATGAACTTACAAAAGAACCACTAGAAAATGAATTTAATCCATCTTTAATTTTATTCATTGCAGCTGCAAATGTATTAGCATTTTGTTGTAAATTTTCATCTTCTTTTACAATAGATAAAATATTAATAACTCTTCTTTTTGTATCTAATGTCCAGTCACCTCTACCTTCACCAGGTGATATCCAATCACTTAGTGCATTACTGATACCACTTACTGTGGCTCCAATAGAAAATACTGCTAAACCAGCAGCAATTCCTGTCATTGTTTTTAGAAATACTGCTGTATCTGCACCAACATTTTCAAGAGATGCTATACTTAATAAATTTTGAACATTTTTTACAACTTCTAATGTCCAATCTGTACCATCAGCAAACCAGTCCGCTAACATATCTGCACCGCCTGCTACTACAGCTCCTGCACCAAAAGCAGCTAAACCCGCACCCAATCCAGTTAATGCAGCAACTACAGTACCACTTTCTAATAATAAACCAATTTTACTACCAGCATCATCAGATATACTTAATAAATTATTAACATTTTCTCTAATATTTTTACCAAAATCTTTACCACCTACAGCTAAAGCACCACCAGCCGCAGCTCCACCTGCACCAAAGACCGCTAAACCTGCACCCAAACCAACTAAAGCTGCGCTTACACCAACACCATCAAATAACATTTCTAGTGCACCAAGTGTAAAATTATTAGGTATACTTAATAATGTTATTACATTTTCACTTACTTGATTTGCCCAATCTGGTTCTGAAAATTTTTGAACACCGGCTGCAACTGCAGATCCACCTCCAAAAAACAATAAACCAAGACCAAGACCTTTAAGTGCAACTATTACCGCACCATCACTAAGAAGTGTTTTTAAACTATCTAATAACGAACCATCACTATATCTTTCACCGATAGAAAGTAATGTTGTAACATTATTTTTAACTGTTTCTGCCCAATCACCTTGACCAAAATATTCTATACCAGCGTTAACACCAGCAGCTGCAGCTGAACCAGCGGCAAAAAATACTAAAGCTGTACCAAGTGTTTTTAGTGCAACTATTACTGCGCCATCACTTAAAAGAGTTTTTAAAGTATCTTCATTATATCTTTCACCGATTGATAATAATGTTGTAACATTTTCTTTTATTTTATCAGCATCAATAATATTAAGAGCAGTAAGTCCTATTAAACCAACTAATGCACTACCACCAACTAATTTAACTAAACCACCTAAAGCACCAGTAATACCCGCTAGCATTCCACCTATACCACCTAAAGCAGATTTACCCCCAGAAATTACACTTCCACCCATCTCTTTAATTTTACTTAAAGATGATCTATCATTTTTCTTTTCTCTTTTGGATTCTAAATCATCAGATGCAGTCATAGAAGATTTTTTGATAAAATCACCAAATAAACTAGTTAACTCCTGTAAACGCTCAGAAGTTTTATCGTGACCTTGTTCAATAGATGTTCTATTTCTTTTTAGTTCTTCTGCTATTATTTTTAAATCCGACATTATCGTGCCTTCATCTTTGCTCTTTCAGCTTCTAGTTTTTGTTTTTCTAATTTAATATAATTTTGTAATAAACTCAAATATATTTCTCTTTCCCATGGTATCATCATCTCTATCTCATTTAACGAATATTTACAATGTTGCATTAAACTAAAATTTGTTTCATAAAAATTTTCAAGTGTCTCATGAGATAGAGTTAGGATAAAAAATTGGCCAATCCTTCCATATCACCTTTAATATTTTCTTTACAACCACCACATTCTATATCATAACTATGTCTTAATTTTGGTATTTCTTGTATAAAATCTTTTACTTTAGAAAATTGTCTTGAATCCATCGACTCAATAAAATCTGTTAATTCTTCTTTACTTACTTCTTTTAAATTTATTCTTTCATCATCTGTTATAACTGTTTTAAATACAAAATTCATCATAGAAAATAATTGTTCTGATGCAGTTGATTTTATACCGAGATCAGAATTTAATACATCACTAAATGTTGGATAATCTAATTCAACTTGTATTTTGTCTGTTAACTGAACTAATTTTTCAGCTTCTGGCTTTTTAATTTCTATTTCTTCTATATTAACATCTAATGTATTAGTATGACCACAATTATTACATTTTATTCCTATTTTAGTTGTTTCACCAACACTTTTAGCTCTTAACTTTAAGAACATATACTCCACATCAAATGTTGATAACTTATTTTCATTTATTTCAGTATCACAACATGCCTTTAATGTATCAAGAAGTGATAATAATATAGTTCTGTTATCACCACTTTCAGCTGCAATTAACATAGATTTTTCTTCTTTTATTAAAAAGGGTCTAAATCTAACTGTTTCTCCTGTAGATGGTATATTCATTTCATACTT